TCACACCTGTAGTAAGGTACTTTCTTTGCGAAAACTACCGGTGGGGGTGCAGGAACAAACCGACTAGTAGGTTCTGGTGTAAGGATACTTACAATAGCAGCAGCAATAAACATAGGTCTCATTTCAATTCAAATAGTTTTTCGGCATTCCCAAAGGGACCGTCGAACCATACATTAAATGCAAGAGATTGTCTGGTTGTTTGCATAGGAATTATACCATCAACTGAATGACTGAGGTGACTAGGATACAAAACTAGTCTACCAGTCTTGACAGTAAATTCTGTGAAGTCATACAACCATGGTTTGTCGGCAGTCTGACCGTTGGTTTCCCACGTTAGGGTGAGTGTACCAGAATCTTTCGGTCTATGGTATCTGATGTTCTCAGTTCCAGGAGGAGCTGCAACATAGTATACACCACTGACAATAGAGTTGGCATGGTAGTGTGCAAAGAGTCTTTGAACCTTACCGGGATTGTGTCTAATACACCAACTCTGTGTGATCCTCAAAGGGTGATCACACGCCATAATCTCTTTACCATACTCACTGAGTTTCTCATTAATCCATTTATTTAGAATGGGATACTTATTGAGAATGTATGTATCCTCAGTTCGTTGATAGTTTGCATCAGGCATACCCTGCAATACAAACTGTTCATTCAGTAAAGCATCATGTTCTTCTTGGGGAATCTCAGGAATATCAACCTCCACAACTGGAGTGCCAAAAATCAACGTTGGTTTCATTCTGTGTAATAATCCTTTTTCATGTACCGACCAAGAATGTTACTATTATAGAAAGCAGGACTACCATCTGTCAAGCTTTCAGTCAAGACATTGTTGATAAACAACTGCCTTGTCTCTTCATAGTTTACCATACCCTTGGTTTTATGTAAACTCAGTATGACTCGCTCGTAGGAAAGGTTCCCCAACGTCTTGCGTTCTTGATTAAGTTCAGCACTTGAGCCGTAGTATTTCTTCCAGTCACTTTCAATCGTAACCCGTCTACGTCCACCTCTAGGCTTTCGTTTGCTGTAGAAATACTTTCTACCAATATACTTTTTTCCCGATTCTCGATTAGTAATACAATAGACGAAGCCGTAGTAATCCCCAATGCCAGTCCCGTCAAAATCTTCACCATTGTATTTCCAGGGATTTTCATAGTCACACATCCATAAGGTTAATAGCTCAGTCTATATATCAACTGAACCCTGACAGAGTTATTGTACACAAAAAAAGAAGGGTTGTCAAGCCCTTCTTATACTCCGTCAATTAACCTAGGTTTTAGATCATGCAAACAGTCTCCTACAAATGCGTTTACAACTTGCTGCGTCATCATCACAATCTATAAGACAATCAAAGTAATCATTTACTAGACCAACTTCATCAGAATCATTTACTTCTTCGAAATGATTCCACTCTGCTAATTGATTGCTTGATAGAATGTTGTGCATAATAATAACCTCCGTTTCAATAGTGGACATGATCTAACAAAATTTCAGGTCAACGGCACCTCCTGTCAATTCTGATACTATTTAGAGATGTTTGTGTTAATTCACTAACATTTGTGACTTTGTTACTCTACTTTACCTAGGATCTCTTTTACTTCATCTTCAGAAAGATTGATCATATACTCCTCAGCATTATCCAAGGTGCAAACTTCATTCTCCAGGAGATAATCAAGAACGATATCGAACTCAGTTTCTTCTCCCATTCTCTTGGCAACGGCACCAGAGACACTGGATACACCTCTAGCAGTCTTACCAACTGCTTTCTTCAAACCAGACTTGATAGCACTTCCAACTCTTCTCAGAAGTCCTCTCTTACGGGTGGCAGTGCCACTGTCAGAGGAACCACCACTAGAAGAACTAGAAGATCCACCACTCTTCTGTACAGATCTGATGGCATCATCTACCTTGTCACCACCAGAGGAACTGCTAGAAGAACTAGAGGAAGGTTTAGAACTAGAGGAACCAGCAGAAGCATTTGCTTTACCCTTCTGGAATCCACCTACGGCAGCACCAGCAACCTCACCTGCTGCTCCAGCAGTCTTGACGGCAGCTTTCTTAGCAAGAGAAGCACCACCCTTGGCAGCAGCCTTAACTGCTCTACCAGCAGTCTCAGCACCCTTCTTAACAACAGGAGCAGCTTTCTTTGCCATCTCCTTAGCACGTCCAGCAGCAGCACTACCAGCAGACTTGATAGCAGAACCTGCTTTCTTCAGAGCACCCATGACTCTTTCCTTTCTACCAGCACGGGCGTTTGCCTTAGACTGCTTAGTAGCAGAATCATAATAAGAATCAGATACCTCAATCAGGAAGTCATCAAAGTACTCAACTGCTTCAGTAAGGATACCCTCTTGCTCCATCTCCTCAAAGATGTCGAAGGCAAAGTCCAGCAGTTCATCTTCAGAAATCAGATCAAATGTAGGATCGTCTAGCAGATGATCAATGTCGAATCCTTCTTTCTTGCTGTTACCATAGTTATCGGCACCCTTCTTACGGCACTGAACCAGACGACCAGAAGCATATGCAGAAGGCCAAACCTTTGCACTTGCTTTTACCTTATGATAGCAAGCATCCTTCTTACCTTCTTCTTCAACCTGCTCAACTTCCTCTTTCTTTACCTTCTTCTTTTGATCGACTGCCTTTTGCAGTTTCTGGAATACCTTCATACTGGCTTCATCAGCTGGGTCAGCTGCTTCAGTCTTGTACTCTGGATGATCATCCAGTTTCATGCCACGCTTCTTCTCAAGACGTGCCTTCTTCTTGGCAGTCTCTTCAGGATCTGGTTTGGTATTGTCATGCTCTTCAGTCTGGGTTACCTTACCCTTCAGAGCAGCATTGACGGCACCACTACCACCCTTAGGCTTCTTCTCAGAACCTCTAGGATTGTACTCACCAGAAGCACCTTCAGCATCTTTCTCAGGTGCCTTGCTACCAGGCTTCAGATAAGTGGCATTGTTCTTAGAATACTCTGCCAGTTTCATGGCAATAGCAGCAGCCTGTCTCTTCTCACCAGATGCAGCATTCTCATGCATTCTGGGATTGACTGACTTCAAAGCAATCTTGAAACTGGTAGCATAGTAGTTGCTCTCAAACATGTTGGCAAGTGTCTGTTCAGACAATGCTTCAACAATGTTATCTACTTCTCTGGCATTAGAGACATATCCTTGATCAATAATGAACTTGGAAATGTTCAAGAATGCTTCACCAAATCCCTCATTCATTGCAGACAGTCTCTTAGCATAGAAGGACTCTCTACGAACTAAATGATAAAATCTCTCGTTATACTCTCTGAGCGACATGTCTCTATCAAAAAAGTTGTTCTCCCTTTATTTATTCAATAAGAGTTCCATGTCGCCGACGAATCTCACGCAACTCTTCAAAGTCTTTGTTTTTAGTGCCACCGTCATAATCCCAAGCATAACCAGCAGCAATCATCTTCTCATTGATAGAGATAGTATTATCACCAATATACAACCATCCTAAGAGACGACCATACTTACCTACCCCACCCTTGAGTTCAGTACGGATGATAAGATCATCTTCACCTTTAATAGCAGCTTCCAACTCTGCCTTGAGCCAGTTTGTAGCATCGATGCCAAGGACTTTCTCCTCTTTATTTCTCGTTCTTTTCTCAGGTGTATCGACTCCTGCCACTCTAACTCTTTCTTTCTTCTGAAGATCAAAGCCCAGATCGATGGTGACATCAATAGTGTCTCCGTCAACTACTCTATTAATTTTCAAACAACGAAAGTTGTAACAACTCTTCCTGCTGGGGGGTGTCATGATTCCCATCCGTCATCTCCACATATGCTATGTTCATTATGTAGTAGATGTAATAGGTTGTGGCAACAAGTAATAAAAGCACCATGATAAAGATGCTCCAAACAGGATCAGTCGGGTTCATTTTTTTGCTGTTTCATCTTAGTGTATATTGGATTTGTTTTGAGTTCAAGTTTACACATCTCAGTATGTTCATCAACACACTTGCACCAAAGTCTTCTGTATCTTTCTGCCTTCTTTTCATCTTGCAACCCATACTTATAGTTGTACCAATT